CAGCAACGTCGGAAAGTCAGCAACCGGCAGGTATTTCATCGACATCGCGCCGACAGAGGGCGGCAGATGGTTCATCAGGTGGGAAGCAACGAGCGGAACCGACCAGCTCGCCCTTGAAGATGATCACGTCATTCAGAACTCGCCATTCGTCGGCAACTCATGGGCAACAGGGGATTACGCATGACGCCCAAGCAAGAGGCGTTCGCCAGAGCTTACATAGAAACCGGCAATGCAACCGAAGCCTATAGGCAGTCATACAACGCGGAAAAGATGAGTCAGAGGGCATTGGAAGTCGAAGCCAGCCGCCTTTTGGCTAACCCTGATGTTGCCCTGAGGGTGTCGCAGATACAAGCCAAGCATCAGAAGCGCCATGAGATCACCGTGGATCGCCTCACCGATATGGCCTTCGAAGCCTACAAGGAGGCGCAGCGCGTTGCCCCGACCAGTGGGCAGATGCAAACGGCCGCCATGATCAAGGCCACGGAGTTCCTTGCCAAGCTTCACGGGCATTTGGTGGACAGAAGTGAGGTTAAGCATGTGTCAGGCGCCGAAGACCTAGATGATCATGAACTTGCAAGTCTCGCCCGCTCAGGCCGCAGAGGAATTGCTGCGACGCCGGGTGGCTCGTCGCAGCCTAATTGATTTCACCTGCTACACAAACCGGGCCTACCAGCCAGCCGCGCATCATCGCCTGATAGCTGAGAAGCTGGAAGCCATTGAGCGTGGTGACATTGACCGGCTGATGATCAACATGCCGCCGCGTCACGGCAAGTCAGAGTTGGGATCGCGCCGCTTCCCTGCATGGTTTTTGGGCCGGAACCCATCGGCAACCATCATGAGCGCGTCCTATAACCTGGACAAGGCCGAAGAGTTTGGTGGCGAAGTCCGGGACATTGTGCGTTCGCATCATTACCGCAACCTGTTTCCTGAGGTTCAGCTTAAAGAGGACACGCGCGCCAAAGGGTTCTGGCGAACCGAGCAGGGCGGTTTCTATATCTCGGCTGGCGTCGGCACGGCGTTGACGGGGCGCGGTACGGTCGGGCCGATTGTCCTGATTGATGATCCGCTGAAAGACCGGGCGGAGGCTGATAGCGAGCGTCACCGCGAGAACGTCAAGCAGTGGTATTCGTCGGTTGTCCTGTCCCGCTTTCCCAGGGCCGTCATCGTGGTGCAGACCCGGTGGCATGAGGACGATCTGACGGGCTGGCTTCAGTCGGAACAAGCCAAGGGCGGCGATGAGTGGGACATTCTTGAACTGCCAGCCGTCAATTCAGACGGTGAGGCCCTTTGGCCGGACTTCTACCCGATAGAGGCATTGGAGCGCGTCAAGCGCGCAACGTTGCCTCGGGATTGGTCAGCGCTCTATCAGCAGCGGCCGGCGCCTGACGAGGGCGCATATTTCAAGCGCGATTGGTTTCGCTGGTATCAGGGCAAGCCCGTCAATCTGCGGGTCTACGGCGCGTCTGACTACGCGGTCACGGATGGCGACGGCGATTATACGGTGCATGTTGTCATCGGTGTTGACCCTGACGACAACATATATGTCCTTGATCTGTGGCGCGGTCAAACGACCTCCGATCAATGGGTGCAAGCCTGGCTTGACATGGTGCGCCAGCATCGCCCGCTGATGTGGATCGAAGAGCAAGGCCAGATCATCAAGTCGATTGGCCCTTTCCTCGAAAAACGCATGAGGGAAGAGCATGTGTATTGCCGGCGCGAACAGGTGTCGAGCGCCGCTGATAAGCCAACGCGAAGCCGGTCTATTCAGGCCCGTGCCGCCATGGGCAAGGTCTACCTGCCTGAAAAGGCAGGATGGGTTCAAGACTTCACGTCTGAGCTTCTAGTGTTTCCTGCCGGCAAGCATGACGACCAAGTTGACGCATTCGGGCTCATAGGCCGGATGCTGGACGAGCTGGTCAAGGGTGCCGCGCCGAAGGCCAAAGACCTTGGCAGGCCGCGACGTGACTACGCAACGCAATCAACGGAGGACGCATCTTGGAGAGCGTAGGGACTACCGCCGTCGCCTCTGCGACTCCTGAATACAGGCCAAACCTGTTTGAGAAGCGCCGCAAGTTCCGCGCCTTTGAGTCCAACAAAGAGGACGAGCAGAAGGAAGCACAGGAGGCCCGCCGCTATTACCACGGCAAGCAATGGACCGATGCGGAGCGTCAGAGGCTTAACAAGCGCAAGCAACCGATTGTCACGGACAACCGGATTTCCCGCAAGGTAGATTTTCTTGTCGGCATTGAGCAGCGGATGCGCCGCGATCCGAAGTGCTATGGGCGCACACCGCAGCATGATCAGCAGGCCGATCTAGGGACGGCGTCAATCCGGTTCGTCTGCGATGTTAACCGATGGGAAAACATCGGCTCGAATGCGGCGCACGACGGCATGGTTGGCGGCATTGGCGCGGCTTGGGTTGGCATAGAGATGCGGCGCGGGCAGCCTGAAGTGGTGCTGCGCAACATCGATCAGGACCGTTTCTTCTACGATCCCCGATCCACTAAGGTGGACTTCTCGGACGCCCGTTATATGGGCGTGTATCTGTGGCTGGACATAGATGAGGCGGGAGAGCTTTGGCCCGACAAGGCCGGCGCCTTGCGCGATCTTGTCAACCGGGACGGAGATATCTCGGCATTCAAGGCGGAAGCCGATAGGGCCACGCAATGGGCGGACTTCGAGCATTCCCGCGTCCGTGTTGTCGAGTTCTGGGAGAAGCGCAAAGGCGGGTGGGAGTACTGCAAGTTCTGCGGCGACATCGTTCTCGAAGGCGGGCCTTCGCCGTTCGTCGACGAAAACGGGGAATCGGACTGCCCATACGTGGCGTGGAGCCCCTATATCGATGAGAAGGGCGTTCGCTACGGCCCGGTTCGTAACATGAAGCCGATGCAAGACGAGATCAACCATCGCCGGTCAAAGTTCCTCTATCTGCTGAACTCGCAAAAAGTGTTCATCCGCCGTGGCAGCGTTGACGACATCGACGAGTTCAAGTCTGAGCTTGCCAAGCCCGACGCCGTTATCGAGCACGATGGCGAATGGGGCAAAGACACCGGTTTCGTTGACAGCACCAAAGAATTGCAGGGTCAGGCAGAACTTCTCGACCAGGCTCAATCGGCGCTTGAGAACCTCGGTCCTAATCCGGGCCTTGTCGGCAAAGGCGGCGGCGTCGCTGATCAGTCGGGCCGGGCCATTCTCGCGCAACGCGATAGCGGCATGACGGAATTGAGCCCGGTTTTCGAGCGGCTTCGCGATTTCAAGCTGCGCTGCTATCGCAAGATGTGGGCGCGCATTCGTCAAGCTTGGACCGGGGAGCGTTGGGTTCGGGTAACGGATAACCCAGACGCAGCTAAGTTCGTTGGTGTCAACCAATACGAATATAACCAGGAAACCGGCGAGATCGTGGTGGGCAACACGCTTGCGGAGATCGACGTTGACATCATCCTTGAGGAAGGCCCCGACACCATCACCATGTCTGAAGAGCTATTGCAGCGGCTATCTGAAATTGCTCAGGCCCCGCCGCAGATGTGGGCAATGATGATTGAACTGTCCAACGTACCCAACAAGGAACGCCTTCTCGAAATGGTGCAGCAGGCATTGGCCCCGCCGCCGATGCCGGGACCGCCTCAGCCTACGCCGGCACAGCAGGCGGCCGAACAGATGCAGCTTGAAGGCATGGCAGCAGACGTGGAGCAGAAGAAAGCCACGACGGCCAAGACCTATTCGGACATCGAAAACAACAGGGCAAACGCGGCGGCGAAGCTCATTCAGGCTCAGACGCAACGTAATCAGCCAATGGAGCCCGGCGAACGGTACGCCTCACATTGAGGTCGTAGACACGCACGAACTCCAGCGTCCCCATGAGGGAGAATATCAGAATTTCGCCCGTGTCGTCATCCGTGACGGTGTAGACGCCGGGCCTGTAGCGGGTTCGCAGGTTCATTACGCAACTCGAACAAAGCGTAGATTCGCCGGTCTTAAGCGGCGTTCCGGGTCATCAGCCCGTCATCTGATGAAGTAGCGCATCGCCGTGGCGAAACAACGGCGTTTCTCGTGGCCAGCAACGACATCGCGGAGGGTATCATGACAGCCGGTGAAGCGGACGAAAAGTCCGTCATTGACGACGTGTTTTCCAAGAGCAGCGACATGGGGGCAGATACCGCCGCTCCCGCACCATCGCCGGAAGCCCCGGCACCTGTTGCAGAGGCAAAAGAAGAGCCAGCGCCGCAGGAGATCGTCAAGGCCGAAGAGGTCAGCGACGAAGATGGTTCGCTTCAGGGCCGCGATCCCAAGACCGGCAGATTTGTGCCCGTAACGGAGCTTGTGTCCGAACGCAAGAAACTGAAAGGCGAACGCGACAACGAAGCGAAACTGAGAGCCGAGGCAGAGGCTAACGCCAAAGCCTACCGCGAACAGGTCGAGACGTTGCAGCGCCAGCTCATGCAGGTTCAGCGCCCGGCACAGCCACAGCCCCAACAGCAGCAGGAGGCCCCTCCAGACCCCTATTTAGAGCCGGAAAGGTTCGCCCAATATCAGCAATCACGCATCGATCAGCAATTGATCAACCAGCACGTTAACACGTCGGAGCTGTTGGCCCGACAGAAGCACGGGGATGGTGTGGTGGATGCCGCGTTGCAGGCCGCGTATCAGGCCGGCATTGCGGAGCGGTTTGTCCAGACCCGGCACCCGTTCGATGCGTTGGTTGAATGGCACAAGCGCCAATTGGTGAATGCTGAAATCGGAAACGACTTCGAAGGCTTCAAGAAGCGGGTGGCAGACGAGGCCGTCCAGAAAGCTTTGGCAGGGCTGAAAGCGCAGGGGATGCCTGCGCCGGCACAGGCTCAAGCGCCGCAGAGGTTCCCGACCACGCTGGCTGATCAAACTCAGACCGGCGACCAGGGCGCCTTGCTCACCGAGAGAGCCGCAGCAGATAGCGTGTTCGCCCACAGGCGGAGCGCGTGACGGCTTCTCATCATCAAAGCTCATCATGAGAAGGTCTTAACACCATGGCATCTACGACAGTCTTGAGCGGCCTGGAGCTGATCAAGTGGCAGCGCGACTTCATGCGCGAATACGTTCGTGATTCAGGCTTCAAGCCCTACATGGGCAACGAGCTGACGAACATCATCTGCGTCAAGAACGATCTCGAAAGCGACGGCTATACGATCAGAATCCCTCTCGTTGGCCGCCTGAAAGGCAATGGCGTAACGGGCAACAGCACGTTGTCCGGCAACGAGGAAGCGATGGACCAATACTACCAGGATGTGACGTGGGAATACTACCGCAACGCCATCACCTGGACAAAGAAGGAAGCCGAAAAGCTCGGTCCGCGTCTTCTTGAGGAAGCCCGTCCGCTGCTCAAGGAATGGGCCTCCGAACTCATCAAGTATCAGATCATCGATACCTTCCACAA